CTGATTTAGTTAAAAGTTATTTGATTACAAAATATAAGGAAGGTATTTGATGGCAATTTATTGCACTGAATACGAACGACACAGCTATGAACAGGATCGACATTGGAATGCTCTGCCAAATTTAGTTCCTGCTGTTGAGTTCCACACACGAGTAAAAAAGAGCGATGGTAGCTTTGATTGGCAAAATGTTTCTACATTTGAACTATTTGCTAAAAAGCGAGTTTTGGTGTTTTCCCTACCGGGCGCTTTCACACCAACTTGCTCGACTTACCAGCTACCTACTTTCGAGCAACTAGCGGATGAGTTTTACATCGAAGGAATTGATGAAATTTACTGTATTACTGTAAACGATGCTTTTGTATGTAATGCTTGGGCAAAAGCTAACGATTTAAACTTTGTTCGAGTAATTCCTGACGGTAGCTACAAGTTTACCGAGCAGATGAATATGTTGGTAGACAAGGACAACCTTGGTTTTGGTCGTCGATCTTGGAGATACGCCTTTATTGCAGATAACGGTCACATTACTGATTGGTTTATCGAAGAAGGACGAGAAGATAATCACGACAAAGACCCATATCTATATACTAATCCTGAGTACATTCTCACTCAGTTAAGGGAAGGAAACTGATATGAAAGTTAGTCAATATATGAATATTATTGCAGATCAGGCACACGCAAAGCGTCGAGAGCACTTTATTAATATTCTTACGATGGTCAAGAATCCTACTGCGATTCCCGAGCACACGGGTATGATTGAAGCGATTCGTGAGGAACTGCTACAAGCTGCTACTCAGAGTGATATTCTGGAAGCACTTCAAGAGTTCAAAGATGCTCACGTAGAAGATGGGATTTTCTAATGGTAGGTGAGTTTGGGTTACTAGCAGTATTCTTGTGCCCTATGGTTTTTGGGGGTATAACTTTTTATTACTCCCATAAAACTATTCATAAAGCAACATTAGAAAGGTGGAAGCGTGAAAGCAGTCATATCGAATAGAATTTATCTAACGGCGGAGTCTCCTGACCATTTAACGCGAATGGAGACCGCGCTCACCTATAAGATAGACAGCTATCGTAGAGACGCTCCACCTATTATTATTAAAAACATAAGGAAAATAAGAAATAATTTGTATTCTATACCAGTTGGTAGGGAAGATATGATTCCAAAAGGTTACGAAGTAGAAGATAAAAGAGTACAGATTCCTGTAAATTTTCCTAAGTTTAAGTACGACCTGCGGGAGAGCCAACAAGATGTCTATGATAAGATACAAGAGAATTGTGTTATCAATGCTTTCGTTTCTTGGGGCAAGACTTTTACTGCGCTTGCTATTGCTGCCAAGCTCGGTCAGAAAACTCTGGTCATCACTCACACAGTGGCTCTTCGAACACAGTGGGAAAAAGAAATCAAAAAAGTCTTTGGAATTACCCCCGGGATTATTGGCTCCGGACAGTTTAATACGGACGGCCCTATCGTAGTAGGAAATGTACAAACTTTGTACAAACATAAAGAGAAGGTTGCTAAAAAGTTTGGTACGGTAATTGTTGATGAGTGTCACCATATACCGGCAAACACCTTTAACAGACTTATAGACTCAAACTATGCAAAATATAAAATCGGTCTCTCTGGCACCGTCGAGAGAAAAGACGGTAGACACGTTCTACTTCCCGATTATTTTGGGCCCACACGCTTCACGCCTCCGCGTGAAAACTATATGGAGCCTAGTATAGATATTATACAAACTCGTATAAGATTTATGGACGGTGCACGAATACCTTGGGCAAACCGAGTAAATGACTTGGTTTCTCAGAATGAATACGGAGAGCTTGTCAGCCTACTCGCTGCAGCTTACCGAAAACAAGGGCACTACGTGCTACTACTCTCTGATCGAGTAAACTTTCTGAAACGCATCGAAAGAACTCTTGGGGATTGTTGTGAAATTATTACTGGAGAAGCTAGAGTAGACGAACGAGACGAGAAAATAGATCGTATAATGTCAGGAGAGAGTCAAATACTTCTCGGCACACAGAGTATATTTTCGGAAGGTATCAGTGTAAATAGGCTTAGTTGCCTGATACTTGCGACTCCAGTAAGTAATACGCCCCTGCTAACACAGCTTATTGGGCGAGTTATACGGAATTTTGAAAATAAAATGGACCCCGTTATTGTAGATATTAATTTAAAAGGTAAAACAGCCGAACGGCAAGCACAAGTAAGACTAGGCCACTATATCAAAGAAGGGTATAGAACGAATCTGGTGGAGATGTGAATAAAAAGTTCTTGACACACTTACTCATTGCTGTTATAATATACGGTTCCGATTGGGAGAATAGACATGGGAAATGATGGAATTGGTGATCCGCAAGTTCGTGCCGCTGGCAGAACTAAACCGGATCGGGACTGGTATCCAGATAATTTTGACTGGTACCTAAAATGGGTTGCTTCAGTAGTAGTATTATTATCTCTTGCTATGAGGTCAGCAGGTCCAGACTATAGAATCTATGACTTGGCTTTTGGTGTAGTTGGTATTGCACTATGGACTTGGGTTTCTGTTATATGGAGAGATCGAGCACTTATTATGTTAAATGGAGTGTCTCTGTTTATGCTGATAACAGCTCTACTGAGAGATTTGAGTGATTACATATAATTGGCTAAAAGTAATGAGGCACTCTTCAGGAGCACCTACAAGTATTTTAAATATAATGGCTTATATCACTTTTAGGCCGTTACCTAAGAATGATTTTGATGTCAATAACTTGAAATTTTCACAAGTTGATTGGAACGGAGACTCATTCTTACTTAACCCTGCAGCGGTTATTTACAATCGTAGCAGAGTTAATGAAAAACACCTTGCTGATTACGTGGCGTTAGCAAGTTTTCGCAGCCTAGCTGAGTACAAAGTCACGAAACGAAAGACTCTTTCGTTGCAGGAATGCCCTGTTCCGGTGGAGTCACTAACACAAAACCCTTTACTTTCTATCTTTGATGGAGAAATCTATTTTTGCTGGGAAGAAACGACACAATAAGGAAAACAACTATGAAATTAATGAACTCTGCTGGCTCTGCCAAGAAGAAGACTATCTCTCAATACCAGTATCGTGACGGCGCTAATGCAGTTCGCCTCTTCGGTGATTTGCTGCCTCGTTACATTTACTGGGTAAAAGGCGAGAACGACAAGAACTTGCCTCTTGAGTGCCTTGAGTTTGACCGTGAGAAGGAATCTTTCACTAGCGGTGAAAAAGATTGGGTCAAGGTTCACTACCCTGATCTCAAGCCTAACTGGTCTTACTCTATTCAGTGCATCGACTTAACTGACGACACTGTAAAAGTATTTAACCTGAAGAAGAAGTTGATGGATCAAATCCTCACTGCCGCTCAGGAACTTGGAGATCCAACTGATCCAGACACTGGTTGGGAAGTACACTTCAAGCGCACAAAGAATGGTCCACACGTTTATAACGTAGAGTACACTCTTGACCAGATCAAGTGCTTGAAGAACACCAAGCCTATGACTGATGTACAACGCGCGGCTATGGAAGCTGCTACACCTATTGATGAGCTGCTGCCTCGTCCTACTGCTGACCAACAGCAAGAACTTCTTGAGCGCATCGCTACTGGCGGTGAAGAAAAGAATGTTGATGACGAAGTTGACGCGATGTTTGATGTATCATGATTTTATTTACCGCAGATTGGCATATTAAATTAGGACAAAAGAATGTTCCTGTGGATTGGGCTAAGAATCGCTATCGAATGTTTTTCGAGCAAGTACACAGTCTCGAGCAGCAGTGCAATATGCACATTATCGGTGGTGACTTATTTGACCGCTTGCCAAGTATGGAAGAATTGGAACTATACTTCTCATTTATTCGTGAAGTAAAGATTCCTACGATTATCTATGACGGTAATCACGAAGCGACTCGAAAGCACAAAACTTTTTTCAGTGCTTTGAAGCAAGTTAGTAGGGATATTAACCCTCTCGTGCAAGTAGTAGATATATCTTATGTAGATAATGATATGGGCTTTGGTATTCTTCCCTATGCTGACCTGCATCGTAAAGAAAGTATTGAGAAGTTTAACACTTCGATGCCTCTCTTTACACACGTTCGTGGGGAGATTCCTCCTCACGTAACACCCGAAGTAGACTTAGATAGATTCGAAGACTTTCCTGTAGTATTCTCAGGGGATCTTCACTCTCATTCTAACTGCCAGCGTAACATTGTATATCCTGGCAGTCCTATGACTACTTCGTTCCACAGAAACAATGTAAAAACAGGGTATATTCTTATTAATCCAGTTGATTGGAGCTGGATGTGGGACGCTTTTGACCTTCCACAACTAATTCGTAAAACTGTTACTGATCCTTCAGAAATGGTTGCTGGCGATTATGACCACATCATTTATGAATTAGAGGGAGATTTAGGCGATTTATCCTCTGTTAAAAATAACGAGTTACTGGACAAGAAAGTAGTAAAAAGAAATAGTGAGTCAACTCTTATGCTCGACAAAGAGATGAGTATTGGAGAAGAGTTAGTAGAGTATTTAAAGTACATTCTTGAGATTCCAGAAGCTAAAATACCGGACATAGTAGGGCTTTTCAATGATAACATTAAAAACCTTGAGTTGGAGTAACTGTTTTTCTTACGGGGACAACAACTCTATTGATCTGTCCGAGCAGAAAATTACACAGATTCTTGGAACCAATGGGGTAGGCAAATCGTCTATCCCATTGATCTTAGAAGAAGTTTTATACAACAAAAACTCCAAAGGAATCAAAAAAGCAGATATCGCTAACCGTTTATTTAATGCGGGGTATTCGATCAATCTACTGTTTAGTAAGGGTTCTGATGAGTATGAAATTGACTTAGTTCGTAAATCGTCGCTCAAAGTAAAACTATTGAAAAACGGTGAAGACATAAGTAGTCATACTGCTACAAATACTTACAAGACTATAGAAGAAATCATTGCTATTGATTTTAAGACTTTCTCGCAAGTGGTGTATCAGAATCCAAATGCGAGTTTAAATTTTCTGACAGCTACGGACACAAACCGTAAAAAGTTTCTCATTGATCTTTTAGGTCTTGAGAAGTATGTAGAAATTTTTGATATGTTTAAAGTTTTGTCAAGAGACGTGGACTCTGAGTATGCAAGGATTGATGGTAAGATATCGACTATCGAAAAATGGTTGCAAAATAACCGATTGACCGATGCTACCCCACGAGAATTGAAAAATTTACCAAAATTATCGGAAGATGACCAGAATGAAATCAGTTCTCTTATGGCTGAAATTCAAAATATTTCATCTTCGAATCGAAAAATTTCTCAAAATAATCAGTATAAAGAAATGCTGAAAAACATTGATATTAATGGTGCTAGAGCTATTCCTGCTACTGGAATAATATCTTATGATAAGCTGCAAGCCGAAGTAGGTAGCTTAAATTCTCAAGCGAATCGTTCTTTAGACGAGATTCGTAAAATGGAAACACTCGGAGACGAATGTCCTACGTGTGGGCAGCCTGTAGATGAGCAGTTTAAAAAAGTACATATCTTAGAACATCAAGAGATGGCAGATAACTGCTCTGCAATGAGGGAGAAAATTTCTTTAGAGATAAATGAAATACGAGAAAACAACAAGCAATATGCAGAAAAACAAAAAACAATCAAGGATTGGGAGTCACTTTTCTCCAAAATCGATCAGACAACGCCGTCTGAGCTACTGGATGAACAGGAACTTAGAACAAGACTTGAAGCTTTACAATCCCAGGTTCGTGAGCAACAACAAGAAATAGCTACTATTGAGAAGGAAAATCAATTAGCTTCTGCGTTCAATGCTAAGATCGAGGTTGTTCGAGAGCAAACAGAAGAATTTGAAGATCAACTTTCTAAACTAATGACTGATATAGGCAGTATACAAGCCAAGAAAGCTAACCTTGAAATTTTGAAGAAAGCATTTAGTACCAACGGTCTAATTGCTTATAAGATAGAAAATCTAGTAAAAGAACTAGAAGAAATTACCGGAGCTTACTTAGCTGAATTATCAGATGGTAGGTTTACTCTAAATTTTGCAATTAGTAATGATAAGCTAAATGTAGAGATTACAGATAATGGTAATACCGTAGACATACTTGCTCTATCTTCGGGAGAGCAAGCAAGAGTAAATACAGCAACCCTTTTAGGCATCCGTAAGATTATGAATAGCCTATCGTCTAGTAGAATTAATGTTCTATTTTTAGACGAGGTTATTAGTGTACTGGATGACTCAGGTAGAGAAAGACTAGTAGAAGTATTGTTGGAAGAAGATTTAAATACTTATTTAGTTAGTCACGGATGGTCTCATCCTCTGCTAGAGAAAATAGAAGTTTGCAAAGTTAATGAGGTAAGTGAGATTGTTTAATGGTAGATTCAAGAGTTAAAGGACAAAGAGGCGAATACTTAGTCAGAGATCTACTTAGAAAACACACCAATCTTCAATTTGAAAGAGTCCCTTCTTCAGGGGCTCTTGCTTATTTGAAAGGTGATTTATATATTCCAACCGCTAAAAATAGGTTTTGTATAGAGGTTAAGAACTATGAAAAAAGTCCTTTTACCGATAAAATATTTACTAACAAAACTAATTATATTCTGCAGTGGTGGGCAAAGGTTTGTGAACAAGCGGATGCTTTTGATCAACAACCTTTATTGTTTTTTAAGTATTCAAGATCAAAGATTTTTGTAATGACACATATATTGCCTAAAACGGCGCGATATACTTATGTGTCTTGGTTAGGTGCTTACATACTCCTTGCTGAAGAATGGCTAGAACAAGAG